ATGGGCACTAAACATCCAACCAAGACCAGTTTTGAGCCGGGCAACGGCTATACGCAAGAAGATTGGGACGCAGTTGATAGCCCGGAGCTGACCGACGAAGACCTTGCCAACATGCGCCCGGCAAAGGATGTTCTTCCAGCCTCGCTCTTTGAAAGCCTGACCAATGCGCGCAAAACCCGTGGACGCCCCAAGGTGGAAAAACCGTTGGTGCCAGTGACACTTCGGCTGGAACCAGATGTGCTGGAGGCTTTCAAGGCATCCGGCAAAGACTGGCGCGGCAAAATGAATGAGGCGCTGCGCAAGGCCGCTGGTATCTGAGCAATGAGCGAAACGATTGGGAGAATTGCCCATTGAAATTGCACTTTAAAAAATAAAGACCAATCTAATAATCTTGAGAATCTTGAACTTGAGGCCGTCTCGGACGCGCCCAGTGTCGGCGATGAACTCTTAAACAGTCCCGAATGCTGAAATTATTTCAAAACTATAGCCTGCACCCCTGGAGAACTACACCATGCCATAAAAAGCGTATGTTAAATCGACCTTGAGATATTTAACCTCCATCAGCTATTTCAATATATTTGAGGAACGAAGTAGCAACGTTCAATCGGTCGGGTACGGCTTCCCAAATGCCATTTTTTTGCTCGATGAATGAATTTGAGCGCATTTCATCGAAAATCATTACCTCTCTAGGCTTTAGATTATGCCTACGGCTCGACAACTCTCGTTCGGATTCCGACATAGGTAGTGAATCTCTAGTTTCGTCTGTAAACCAACCACCATACCAAACATCGCTAAATTTCCTAAGATAGTCCTCACTTTGCGCCATTGATATTAGCATTTTGACCTCTTTTAATCCTCGGCGCACATAGGCGGAAAATATAAATTCATCAAATTGTGAGATCGGATATTTTGACTTTTCCTTGAACCGCGCGACCTGTTTTTTCCGTCTGCTTTTTTGATAGGAGTTAATGATTTCTGATGGCAGAATCAAAATAAAAAACAACAAGAATACCCCAGCTAAAAAGTAAAATAAGACACGTATAATTTGCGTCAAAACACTTCCTGAGAAAACATTATATAATAAGCTGTTTTTTGAAATTTCTTCATTAGGAAAAGAAACGGAAATTTCGCGCTGACCAGCAATTTTTCCTTCAGAACTTACTAAAGGAGTGTTTTCTATACTATGAAGTACGATTATTTTTACGACATACCATTCATTTTTTTCTAATATAACAGGTGCCAAGGTCACGCTTGTTTCATTTTTGATTGCAACCGCAACCTTACGCAAATAGTCAATACTGGCGTCAGATACATCGGCCTTCACGATCGTACCAACTCCAACCCTTATTCCAAGAGGGACTTTACTATCATAGTAATTATTTAGTATATCTGCAGATCCTCTATTTGCAACTCGAACTATTAACACAGAAATTGTTTTCCCGCTTTTTGCGATATCTTGAGACTGATAGAAAACCTCCAAATCTGCTAATTTTTCTCGAACATCAAGTACAGGCTCGTTACTCAAAACTTCCAGACCAAGCCTCGGAGACTGATCTTTAAAAAATTCTGTATATAATGACGTGCATCCGAATATTATTGCCAAGAGAAACCCAAAAAACGACCACGAGGTTCTTTTATCTAGACTATTTATAAACCCCAAGAACTGCATATTCCCCAACCCCGAATTATGTACAAACCCTAATATATCAACACGCGTTTATATGATTTTTTCTATTTTAGATAGTCCATATCCACGAACACGCAATCAATTTGCGGCTTGGCAATATCAGTGATGGTTTTGCTGTTCCAGGAAAATGACAATCAACATTAAATAAAATACAGTATTATAATGAATATTTATCGATTTAAAATTTTAAATTTTATAAATAAAAACATATTTTAATATTATTCAGCACTGAAATATAAATACTTCGGTTCTAGCCTTTGCGAAAAGAAGCCTAACGAAGGGCTAGAACCTAAGTTTCAGCGGGCAGAACGAAACTGCCCACGCGATTGTCTGTCGCGCCTCATCCCAGAGGCAAATTCCCAACCTCGCTCTTGCCATCCATAATAATCACCTCGCCCACATCTTTGCCGCCGCCGCCGCGCACGGTGTAGGTCAGGCCCACAGGAATGAACTGAAAATCCTTGAAGATTTCGCGCACGCCTTCGCAGTCGTTGAGCGAAATCATGAAGCGGCCTTTGATGGTTTTCAGGCGGGTGGCCATTTGGGTGAATTGATCGCGGCTAAAGGCGTCTTTGCCGTAGTCGCCCTCGTTTCCAAAGTATGGAGGGTCAAGGTAAAAGAGCGTGCCGGGGCGGTCATACCGGGTAATGAAGTCTTGCCAGTCGAGGTTTTCGATGGTGACGCCGCAAAGGCGGTCGTGGACCTCTTCCAGCGCTCCCCGTAAGTTTTTCATGTTGAACCGCGCAGGGCGGGTTAAATCCGCACCAAAGTGTCTGCCCACAATCTTGCCCGCAAATGCAGAGCGTTGAAGGTATAGAAACCGTGCTGCCCGCTCAATATCCGTCAGAGTTTCCGGGTCCATGGCGGCGAGGTTATCAAACTCACGCCTCGAAAACAGCTGGAACCGCATATGATCCATAAGCGGCTGATAATGCCTTTGCAGAATGCGAAACAGGTTTGCCACGTCGCCGGAGCGGTCATTGATAACCTCACATTTGGGAATGAGTTTACGGCGGAAAAACACGCCGCCCATGCCGACAAAGGGTTCGGCATAGAGCGTGTGCGGGATCTGTTCGATGATGGAAGAAATACGTTCGGCCAGTTGCCGTTTGCCGCCCAGATAGGCAGCTGGAGGCGATACGGGGCGAACCGTGGTGAAGTTTAAACTGGTCTGTTCCATTGTTGAGAATCACTTTTTCTGCCACACCGCCCGCGCCTGCGCAGGTGCCGGGTGTGGTAATGATTCAGTTTTTTACCAAGCGGGGCGTGACGCCAATCTCACCCGCTGTTGCGGTCGCAAGACCGCAGCCACCCGTGCCGGTGGCATGAAGAAAGGCCGGAAGATTGCTCCCCGGCCTTTGGTATTTCGATCTGGTTTGATTACAGTCTGCCAAGCAGCAGAGCGCCAACCCGTTTGAGCACATCGGCAAAGCTGACACCGAGAGCGATGCCGCCGATGCCAATCATGCCAAGGGCACCAATGCCGATCAGCTTCCAGCGCTTCACGTCATTGGTGACGGGTTTCATGTCGGCCACATCGGCCTGCACGGTGGAGATGTTGCGCTCCAGCGCGCCCACATGGCCGACCATTTCATCCATGCGGCGATGAACCACCGCACGGCTTTGGTTGGATTTGTCTTCTGCGCGTATTTGCGCATCCTTGATCTCGCGCATGTCGTCTTGCAAGGCGCGTAAACCCGCCACCAGCTCACCAAGCTGGCGATGCACGCTTGCGTCAATTTCCGGTGCCATCGTCCGGCACTTTCCACCCCACAGGCGGCTGTGGTTTGACCATGCCGCGAATGCCATCACGCCGGGCGTTGATCAGCAGTTTAAGCAAGCCCAGGACGGCCACAATTTTAAGCGCCACCGCCTCGCTAAATAGCGTTGACCAGTCAAACAGGGCCAAAACCGGAATGGCCCAAACCAGATTATTGATGATGTTGTGCAAAAGGTTGGTGTTGAAGATATTGCGCAATGTGTTGGTGTTCATGCGCCCGCCTCCTGCAAAAGCGCGTAAAATTTGCGGCCATAGACGGCAATGTCCTTGGCGCGATCCATGCCGTTGATGATGCGCCGGGCATTCAGCCAATCGGCTTTCTCGCCTTCGAAATAATCACCGAGTTTCGCGCCGGTAAACCACCCCTCCTCCATGCCGAGGAACATGATTTTCGAGGCCAAATCCTGATCAAGTGCTAGATCAAAATTGTCGAGAAGCGCACCGCCAAGCCCCAGCTCACGATCTGCATTCTCATAGTTCGCATCCCATGTAAGCTGCACATAGCCGCGCCCATAGGGCACTTGGCCGTGCCTGCCCTTCACGCCATATTTGCGGCCTTTGCCTTTGCCGTATTCAGCAATTGGCTGCATGGTTTTGGCCGTTTCATGATAGGCCGTGGCCAGCATATAGGCCAGCCAGCGCAGATCCTTCATCTGGCTTGCCTGCCATGCGTCCAGAATGGCGGTGATGCCATCCACCTGCCCTTGCGTGAGCCTGCCGCCAAACAACGCGCTGCGCAGCCCTGCGAAGAATTTCGCACGATCCATTATTCTCTCCTATTGTGGTGTAAAATTTGCACCGTGTTATTTACATGGTGCAGTAAATGCCCTATGTATTTCTCACAGACATGAGGGGCACATGGGCAAACTGGTTCAAATCGGAAACATCATTATTCGGGTGTATGCGAACGATCATTTGCCGCCGCATTTTCACATCATCACCCCGGATGCCGACGCCTTGGTGGACATTGCCACGCTGGAAATTCTCAAAGGAAAATTGCCCCGCAAGGCAGAAGAAGCCGCCCTTGAATGGGCAGCGCAAAATCGCAAACTGATCGCCGCAGAATGGAACCGCACCAACCCTCGTTTTCCAATCGCCTGAAGGAGAGCACCATGGATATGCCCCGCATCAAAGCAGTGACGCCCAAAGCAGGCACCCTGCTGGACATTGAATGGCAAAATGGCACCCGCTCCAGCGTCAACCTGATTGGCTGGATTGCCACGGGTGGCGATCTTCTGGCCCCACTCAAATCAGACGCGATCTGGAAGACGGCAACAGTTGAGGATTTTGGGGCAACGATTGAGTGGGCCGGTGAAGATCTGGCCATTGATGCCTATCACCTCTCCCAGATTGCCGAGGACCAGCGCAGCTACACCGGCGAAGACCTCACTAAGTGGCAAGAGGAGCTTGGCCTTTCCAACAATGAGGCCGCCGATCTGGTGGGGGTGTCTCTGCGCACATGGAAGAACTACAAAGCCGGGCAAGAGATCAGTGAGGCCATCAAGATCATTCTGTGCGCCAGCCGCCGTGATCCGCTGATCATGCACGCCCATTACCGGCCAAGAACAACGGGACGGCCAAGAACGGCTGCCTAAACCCAATAGGCGTCGTTGGTGGCATAATCTGCCGGTATCGGGTCCATGGTCTTTAGGGCACGGGCCTTGAAAATCATGTCCTGTTTGTGGGCCATGGCGGCATAGCCAAACCGGACAACGGTTTGCGCATCCATCGGGTGCAGGCTGTTGTCGGTGGCGATCCATTTGAATGTTTCCGAAGCATCAGGATCAAGCAGACGTTGCCAGCCGAAATCACCCGATGAGGCATCCAGGGCAAGGGCGTCTGTTGCCGCCGATTTTGCCCCGGCAATGTTCTCGCGTGATCCTTCATCGGATTGAAAGAGAACACCATCAAACACAAAGCCCGCGTCGATCCGTCGATCCCGTTCCCGGTCAACATCTGCCCCGGTCAGTGCAAGCTTTGGCGGCTGATATTCCACCACCTCGCCATCTTGAAAGCGCCGCTGGCCTTGGTTGTTGATCAGCTCCTGCCATTGATCATTCGTGATCTCAACGGCATCCTCTGGCAAGGTATCGGCGTTGATCTCACTGTCATAGAAAGCAAGCGGTAATCCAACCGCGTCAAATTGTGCGAGTTTCATGGTTAGCGTCCAATCGCGATGTAATTGTAATTCAGGCCAGCGGCGAACACACCGCCACCGAGTGTGCCGCGCCCGCGAAGATTAACGCCGGTCTGCGTCAAGCCATCGGCAGCCACAGAATAGAGCGTAGCATTGTCAGCTGTGGGGCCGGATGAAACCGGCACAACAGCATAAGCCGCAGTTGGGAACGCAATGGGGAACACGATCCCCACATTGCCATTGGTGATAACGCCAGATCCCCACTGGATAATCAGGCCATTTTGCAGCTTTGTATATCCAGACGCCGCCAGCGATCCCGAAATCAGGCTCGCAATACGATTGTCGATCCGCGTTGATATGGCGGTGAACGCGTCGGCGGCACCCCAATTATTCCAAACTGATCCGTAAACATTGCCATCTGTACCAAGGATCGCATTACCTGCATGGACTTCACCCGCAGCAACAGCGACCCCGTTGTCACCAACCCGGAATATCCAGTTAACAGTGCTGCCGAGGAATCCGATAGCGCCACCGTTATTGTGCAGGTAGCGATTGCCCTCATCGGTATCGTGCATTTCAAGCATACTGGACTGTTGCCCAACACCAACCCTGACGTTACTTCGTGTTGATACATCGCCATTGACGGTCAATGAGCCGGTCATGATGTCGCCAGTTTTGGCAACGTTATCGCGGGCTTTTATGGGCCAGGTGGAGCCAAACTCAGTATTGTCGATCCTCAGTCTTAAGCTCGCGTCTGCCCCCCAACCGACATAAATCTTGTTTGTGCCACTATCCGCCGTTCCACCCTGCTGAATAGGCATAAAGCCAAGCGCAGCTTGCGCACCCAGCGATGCGCGCATCGTTGCCGCATCGGCACCACCAAGCAGCGTGCGCGCAAAAGCCGTGAAGTTGGTCGCGGCCATCTGCCCCGCGCCGGTAAAATAGGGCAGCTGATTGGCAACGGCGGTCAACCTTCCAAGGGCTTCAAGATTGCCAGAGCCGCCCAGCAACTCAACCAATTGCCGCGCTTGCGCAGAAATCCGCGATCCATCGCCCTGATAGCGCAGACGATAGCCCGCACCATTCAGCGCGCCGCCGCGCCAAGGCTGCGCCAGCGTCAAAGCCGTGTTGCTTTGCACCGATCCAACCAGGCCAAAATAACCATTGGCAATCAGCACATCACCTTCGCTAAAGCCCGCGGCTAACCATGCCGTGCCAGATCCGCTCACCGCCGTTCCATTGGCGGCAATGGTCACGGTGCCCGCTGTGTAATCACTCAGCAGCGCCATCATCCGCCTCCTTTGGTGCCTTCAATGCGTCCAGCTCGGCCCGCAGCTGGTCGCGTTCGCTTGTCGTTTCAAACAACGTTTGCGCCAGCGCCAGATTGCGGCCTTTCAAATATTTGTTCTCAGCGCATAGCTCGGCATATGCGACATCGGGATGGATGTTCATGGATGCAATCTCTCAAAAATGGATTGGATTGGTCAGGGCATGGCTACGCCAAAGACGTAGTAACGAATGCCGATGATCGGAGCCGTGTCATAGGCCGTGGTCGGGGTTGAGCTGGTGTAGGTCTGGTATTTGGGCAGCCCGCGATAGCTGTAAAACGTGGCCGAGCTGTTGTCGTAACGGCAGATTGTGGTGTTGCCGCCCACGTTGAAAGCGCCGTTATCAACAGCCCACAGCGTGAACTCTGGTGGCCGCACGAACTTGCTCCACGTCCAGCGGTTCACGCCGTTGCCGTTGCTGCCACCGCCGTGCAAGGTGCACCAGCGCACAAACACAAACATGCCGTTGGCGTCATAGGATATAGTCGATTCCGCCGTCCCATCTGGCACATTGAAATAACCTTGTTTGACGATCTTCACGACAGGCCAACGGCTATCGATGACAATATCGGAAAAGGACGGATTAGGGCCGCAGCCGGGCCTTAGAAACTGCACGACATTGTTGCCGCTGCCGTCTGTGAATTGCCGCAACACATCGTTCTGGCCATAGGTTTGATCTGTCTTGCCAGAGGCATAGATCATGAAGCGCGCCCGGCACGGTGCGCCGGAGTTGACGAATTCTATGGTCGTGCCGTTCTTGCGATAGACCACCGGAATGGCACCCTTGGCAATCGAACGCGGATAATAGATCACGCTGCTGTCATAGAAATGGCAATCCACCAGCGTTTCCAACGAGAGATAATATCCAGTTTCATAATAGCTAGTGCCGCTTGGGATATAGATATCATTGGCCGCAATGATCTTGCTTGGCATGTTGGCACTGTCAAAGGCCACTTGCGTGCCGGAGGCCGTGGTTACATCAAAGCCCGGCTTGCTCACTTTGAGCGTGCTGGAATTGATGATGATTTGCGGCTGGCCAGCAACGGGCGGTCGGTCTTCACCGTTCTGGATACCAGCATCATCACCGGGCAGATTAAACACCGCCATGGAGATCTGCGATGACCCGCTAAAATCCATATTGGAGGCAATGGCCGTTTGCGTGGCTGTTACCGTGGTCCATGCCCCGCCCGCAGCCAGCACCCCAAAGGTAGAGCCGGGGCTAACCCAGCCCACGTTATTCGATGATCCGTTTGCGGTCTGCCAAACATAGGTTTGAGCGTAACCAGCGTTCAGCACAAAACTCCAAACCCTGTTGGTGATATCATAGCCGTTTGCATCATAGGATTTGATGATGTGCAGCGGGTAATCATAGAGCAGATCAGGGAAATAGCTCTTTTGAATGATGTTGAATTCAACCGTGGTTTCGCCTGCCGATGGCGGGTGCCCATATGAGATGTAATAATTCCAGTTTTGAGGCGATGGATAATAACCCGCCCCTTGCGGCAATCCGCGAAACAGGGCGGCAATCTTGCAATCTGCCGCCCATTTTGACGAATAGAGAAACTTGGAAACCTCACCATCCGGCGTGGTGACCGGATCATAGGAACCCTTGGTGATTTTAACGCAGGCCGTGCCGGTATAGTCGAGGCCAATCAGGGTTTTGGTCATGAGGAAATCACAATCGTTCCTGCATTGAGGTTGATGATCATCTTGCCGTTTGCGCTTTGCATCATGCCCGCCGTCACCGTGCCGATGTTGGCAACATTCATGCGCACCGCCGTGCCATCGACCACAAACGGGTTGTTGAGGTTGCCGCCCGCGACGACGATGAATTGACCCGCCTCAACCAAAAAGCGGGTTGGCAGGCTGGCATCGTTGGGGACATCCAGATACCAGGCGGCAGAGCGGAAATTCCCCGCCCCGCCTTGGCGGGCCTCTGCACCAATGCGCGAATAGCCAACAGGTCCGCTCATCACCGACATGCGGAAATTGGCGCTGTTGACATCGCCGCTGGATGATGCGGCTGATAGCGAGGTCAAGGCCGAGGCCACCGCCGTGACCTCGCCGTCAACACTGGTGACTTTGGCTTGCAGGCTGGAAACAGCAGTTGCCGTTGCCTGCAAGCCGGTTTGTGTGTCGGTCAAAGTGGCGGTCAGCGTATCGACACGGCTTGTCATGGCCGTGTCAGCTGCCGCCAGCGTGCTGATCTGCGAGGTAAAGCTCGCCGTTTGTGCGTTGAATGTCGAGGTCAGCGCGGTCACGCTGTTGACAATCGCCGCATCCGCAGAGGCCAAAACATCCACTTGATGGGTGTAATCCGCCGTGACCTGATCAGCCGTTGCGCGGATTTGCTGGCGCAGCTGATCACGCACAACAGCGCCGCCCAGGTCGAGGCCGGCAATGCGGGCATCCAGCTCGGCAATCGTGGTCTGCACTTCGCGCAAGCCGCCGCCCAACCAATCCTGATAATGCGCTAAATCATCATCAAGATTGTCAAAGCCGGTCACGCCCTCGTAAGGGTCAAAATCGACACCGGCCAGAAAGCGCACATCGGGTGTGGTCACATCCAGCCAATCGGACCAATCGGTGGCCCGTGCCGAGTATGGCACAAATTTGCCGCGCACCTGATAGGTGGTTGCCGACAGGAAAACACCATTCAAGACCCATTCGAACGGCAGAGCATAGGCGGTGGCGTTGCTGTCAAACACCACCGATTGGCTGGATTTGAGCCGCACCTGCACCCACACAGCCCGCACATCATCTTGGCCCGCATCACAGCTCACCTTGATGGATGGCCGCCGCGCCCGCCCCTGATCATCGTAAATCGTGGCGGGTATTGCCTGCCAACCATACATCGGTTGCGCCGCTGGCCGGTCTGTGACGATGCTGCCCGATACCGGCACGCGGTAATCGGTGGCTTGGTTCCAATCATAATCGCTTGGGTCCACCTCGGTGAGGTCGAGCACCACATCGAGGTTGGGCTGATCAAGCACCCCATCCACGCGAAACAGCTTTTGGTTATAGCCGTTGCGCGCACTTGCCCAGGCAACAATATCGCCCGGCTCCAAGGCCCAAAACATCGGCGGCATGGAAAGCGTATGCCGCCTTGCGCGCCTCGCCTCTTTCAAGGCCGATTGCATCAGTCGCTGGACTTGGCCTTTATAGGGCACAAAGTCGAGGCTGACATCCGAGAGCAAACGCCGATTGCCGTCTTCTGCCTCAAACCCGCTGTTATAAACGGGCGGTGCTTCTGTCATCGACCATGCATCATCAATCGACGGATAGGAGGCCGATATGCCGTTGATGGTGTTGGACAGGCCAAAGAAGGGCGTAAACGTCTGCTCTTCTGTTGAGAGAATGTCGGCATCGGAGAACTGATAGACCGCGTTTCCCGGTGCGCCGATGTAAGATTTATAGGTGCCACCAATCTCGGAAAGCCTGCCTTGGCAGGCCGTCAGGATCGCATTCACCGCGTCCTGAATAGCGGCATTCACGCCAACTTCTGCACCCGAACGATAGGTGGCCTCTTTGCCATCCGGCCCATCAATCAAAGCCCGGCACTTGTTAATCTGGCCAATCCAATGGCTGGCGGGCAAGCGCCGCTCTGTCAGCGTTTGCAGACCAAACAACCATTGGCCATTCCAGCGAATACCGCGCATGACGTTATAGAGCTGCACCACCGGCAAGCGGTCGCCATCACCGCCCCATGTGGAAGGATCGCTCCAGCGCTGGCCACCATTGCCGCCCACCGAGCTATCAGCAGACGGATCATAAAGCCGCATACCGTCCAGCACGAACTTGAACGATGGAAAGCCGGAAAACAGCTCTTGATTGACCCGCGAGGTGGCAATCACATAGGCAACGCCATAACCCACGCGGCTGGCCTGATAAGGCCGATCTGCGCTGGATACACGGTTGACCAGAAAGCCATCGGCTTGCGTCTGTGTGCCATCGTAAAACTTGAGCCAAAGATAGTCCGCACCATCCTTGCGGTAATCCATCACCGGCCAGCCGTATTCAGGGTGTGGGTTGCCAAAATCAATCTGACAGGCAACACCATTGACGATGACGGCCAGCAAAGACTTGATCGGCGCATCGGCCACCGAAATCACTTGGCTGGCAAAGGCGTTGGGTGTTTTGCCCTCATTGCCCCATGTGTTGGCGTAAACCAGCGAACCCGCCGTGGCCGTCATGCCCAAAATGATCGAGCGCGACACCGTGCCACCGGCTTGCAACTGGCCGCTCACCGCAAAGGATGCCGCATCGGCTGTATTGCCTTTGCCCGACACTGCCTTGGCCAACAGGCTCAAACCCACGCCAACAGCGGCCCGCAGCACGACCGAGCCGATAACGCCCAAGCCGCCGACAAAGGTCGAGATTGCACCCACCGCACTGGTGACCAGTGCGGCGATGCCGGAGAAAATAGCCATAAGGGGATACCGTCAGATTGACTTGATAAAATGCGTTTCCGCAGGCGCATAGCCGCGCCTTAGGTAAAGGTTGGACACATCATTGCTGGCAAGCGCCGCCATGCCGATAGCAGTGCAGCCCACCGCCCTTGCCCACTCTTCGTAAAGGTCCAGCATGGCCAGAGAGGCGCGCCCGCGCGCATGGGGCGCGACAAACCACACCGTTTCCTTGGCTATCAATCCAGCTCCGAAGGGATGATCGAAGGCCGACGCCATGAGAACGCCGCAGACCGCGCCTTGGCGCTCTAGCACAAGCACACAAGCCATGGCGCTTTGCAGATGGTAGCGAAACAGCGCATCGGCCCGCGCCGCCTCAAACTTATAATCGGCCCCTGCCGCTGCATGGCTTTCGCGCAACAGCGCAATGACCGCAAAGCGATCATCCATCAAAGCATGTCTGATCATGGTTTAGCCCGATATGCCAAGGATGCTTGAAAGCTTGCGGCCCGTGGTGGCAATCTTGCCCTGCACCTGCCCCCAAAACAGTTCCCACTCACCCACCACCGCCACATCCTGATAGAAATTATCATTGGCATTGCGCTGCCTTTGGCTGGCGTCCGATCTGGTGTCGGGGTTGGAGCGGGTGATTTCCTGCATATGCGATGCACAGGTGAAGGTCACCGCCCCGGCCTCGTTCTCGGCGGGTGTTTTGACATTGACCGTGTCAACAAAGCCGAGGAACCGCAGTTCTGCCGGTGCCACCATTTTGCGTGTCTGTGGCGAAAACAGCCCGCGATAGATTTCCACGCGGGCTTGCTTGCAATCATAGAGCCGCACCGCTTGCGCCACCAGTTCATCAATCTGGGACATGGTGATGGTGACGTTTTGCGCTTCCAGCGTGGAAACCAGCGGGATTTCCGTGATGCTGATCAAGGTGCCGGAGCCGTAGAAATTGCGCGCATCCGCATGGCCCGTGTCAGGATGCACCACCTCTGCCGCTATATTGCCCACGTCCGACCAAAAGCCCACCGCTTGCGGCTGGCCTGTTTGCCGATCTCGCGCAATCAGCCACAGAAAATCGCGCGCCACCAGTTGCCGCGCTGACAATGCGGTGGTGATAGAAGCTGGCAAAATCCGCATTAGCGCACCTCAATAGACTGAAAAGACAACGCCCCGCGACCCGTCGCGAGATCAGCATCGGAAGAAATCGACCCCGGCACAATCATCATGGTGCAGGATGGCCGAACCAACGTGACAGCCGATCCCGCAACCGTGCCCGGCCACAGATGCGGGCGCACTTCAAACAGGCTGGCAACGCCACCGGAATTGGCAACCGCCACTTCCACCACCCGATAAAGCCCGCTGTTTGCGATCTGGATCATATCGCCCAGCGACAAAATATAGCCGCTGGACAGGCCGGAAATCGTCACGCTCTTGTTGTCGGCACCAATGGCCGACAGCACCGGATTGGCAGGCACCGCCTTGCCAGCCGGATAGGCAATAGGACGCGCCCGCGACAAAGGCACACCTTTAAAGAACTGCAAACCGCCTTCCAGCGCTTCCAGCCTTGCCCGCCATGCGTCCAGCTCATTGATGGACAGCGACCGCGTTTGATAGCTTGCCGACCATAGCGGCGATCCCAGATCCTTGATGTAGGTGACACCGCCCGCCGTGCGCGATTGCTCTTGCCGGTAAAGCGGCTCAAACTTGATAGACCAGCCGGGAAAATCGGCCAGCAGGTCAATCGGATAGGTGATGCTCATATCTTCACACCCCGCGCACGGGCATCACGGATAGCATTGACCACTTGCGCAGGCAGTGTTTTTTGAAGGTGTGCAAGCGCCTGTTCGTTGCGCGCCACCGCCTCAAGGGACGCCCCGCGATTGTCGATCACCGGGTTAAAGTTGACCTGCACCGGCGATGTGCGGCTGGCGGCAACTTGCGCCACGTCCAATGTGCGGGGCGGTTGGCTCAACACACCAGAACGGTTGCTGACAATGCCGCCGTTAGCGCGATGCTGATAATGCTTGCGGTTATTGATCGCTTCCAGCAAAGCCCGGTTGCGCTTGGTGGCAGCTGCATTGACCACATATTCCCCGTCCGACAACATGGTCGGGATTTTGTCGCCACGCGGACCGCCCGGCCCCCGGATCAAGCCCGCAGGTTCAACATCCCCGCCGTCCTTCAAGCCGATCGCTTTGAAAGCCGTGGAAAGAATACCGCCGCTGCCCGTCGTTTTGCTACCACCGAAAATGCTATCAAACACGCTGTTCAAGGCGAGATCGGAAAGTTTATTGGCCAGATTGGACAGCGCATCGCTAAAGCTGGATGTGCCTTTGATAACATCGACAAAGCCAGATTTAGCCGTGCCGTAAAACTCTTGCGCCGAGCTTTCTGCACGCTGTTGCGCCTCTTCCACCGTGCGCAAAACATCTGCTTGCTTGGCATACGCTGCCGAGGCCGCTTCAATCTTGGCAATATGATCAGGGGTTAGCTTTGCATTCTGCCAGTCAGCATCGCCCTTTTGTCGCGCCTCCTCACGCACATCTTTCAAGGCTTGCTGTTCAAGGTCCAGCGCCAAGCGCCGCCGTTCCTGCTCATAATAGGTTTGGCCAAGGATCTGCTGTTCTTGCACAAGCGCAGCCGTGCGATCTTTGACCGCTTGAATATCCTCGGAAAAACGATCATCCGCCGTTCTTTTTCCCCCGGATGCACCCTTATTCTTGCCTCCCGTGCCATCAGCAGAAACAGCGCCGTCAACGGCACCACCGCCGAGGCCATCTGCAAACGTCGTGGTGAGCGCTTTTTTCAGACCATCAACACCAATCGCGGCAAGATCAGATTCCGCCCGTATTCTCTTGATTTCATCTGTAAGCGGGTTTGCATCAATCGCCGCTTGCGTCTTTTCGAGACCCGAAATGCTATCGGGCAGCCTGACAAAATCGCCAATCTTGGGATCTGAATATCCCTGTTGCACAGACGAGTTGCGCGTATAGACCTGTTCACCGATCTCTTTTTTCAATTGGCTTGATTTTGTATCAAGGTCGAATTGCAGTGTTTGCAACCTCGCTTCCTGAAGCCTCAACTCTATTTCGAGAAGCGATTTCTTGGCATCAAATTCGCGCTTCGTAGAGGCAACAATAGATGCCGTGCTTTTCGACTGTACGCCCGCTTGATCGGCCACGGCCTTTCGATAGGCATCTTGCGCAGCCTTGGTATCATCAATCATGCCTTTGACGGCTTCACCGCTTCGGGCCTGACTTGCAAGCTTGCGTGTCGCATCATCGACCGAGCTGGAAAACGCGCCAAATGCAAAGGCAGCGCCAGCGGCCAAACCAGCAATAGCGCCCAATGGGCCAAGAGCGGAACCAAGCGCAGGCGCAAGACTTGCCCCTGTGCGCAAGGCCGTGAGGAGTGTGCCAAGAGTGCCAACCAGCTTTGGCACTTGCGACAACATTGCACCAATGCCGCGCCCCACCAATGCACCCGCGATCACGCTGGCCAGCTGCAAGGCCGCATCGGCATTTGCATCAAAATTATCGGCAAGCGAATTTAGCCCGGTCACAAGCCGTTGAGAGGCCGAATTGCTTTCGTCGGTGCGGCCAATATAACGGGTGAATGCGTTATCGATTTTCGTCACGCCCTGCTGGATGGTCTGCGCGGCATTACCGGCCATTTCTTCGAGACGCTCAGCGCCGACCAAAATTCCTTGAAACAGGTTTTTTGAGCTGATCTTGCCGTCGTTCACCAGCTGCTTAAGCTTGGCAACAGATCCGCCCGCTTCTTTAATCCCGGCTGCCGCCGCTTTCGCGAGGGCGGGGGTGCCATCCATGATCGAGTTAAATTCTTCTGCCTGTACGTTGCCAGAACCCAGCGCCTGCCCCAGCTGTTGCAAGGCACCGCTAGCGGCTTCTGCACTTGTGCCACCCACTCTAAGGCCGAGTGCGACGGTGTCAGAAAATTTCACAAGGTCTTGCTGTGACGCCCCCAAAACATCAGCCGATTGCGCCGCCCGGCCATAGAGATCGGCAAGCGCACCAATGGGAGCGGCATTCTTTTGCGCGCTGTTGAACAGCTGATCGAGAACGACTTTCTGCTGTTCACCCGTGACACCCGCCACGGCCAAGCTGTTCTTGGCCGCGGTCCAGGCATCAGCATAATGGGCAACCTCTCGCACGGATAAAACCGCAGACAGGCCCCCAAGTGCCGATGATAACCCCCGCGAAAACTTGTCGCCAGTGCCTTTGCCGATGGCGGCAAGCTTTGCCTCCATTGCTTTGCCTCGATGCTCAATCTTGGTAAATTGCCGATCTGTCGTGCCAAAGGCCTTGGCGAGTTTCTTTTCATATTCAGAAATTCGCGCCTCAAGAACCGCGATCAATCGTTCTTCAGAGATTGCCATATCAAAGCATCCTTGCGCGGCTCACAGCCTGTTCAAATTCATCGTCGCTTGGGGATTGTGGTTTGTGATCACCGTGGGCAAGCGCCCAGGCCGAAATCATGACAGACCATTGGCCAATGGATAGATGGCCAACATCTTGCAAACCGATCAGGATTGCGGCTCCATGGATGGAGGCGAAGTCGAGCCGCTCAGCTCCGCCACGTTCTCCCCCGCGCTGACACCGTCACCATGGACACGGGCAAGAGCTGCAAGGCAGATCACATGAGCCGTATCGCGGTTTTCATCCAAAGGGCGCTCATCAACATATTTGCGCACCAGCGGCAGGGCATCGGCTGGCTTTGCGCCACCACCAATCAGACCGAGACGCAAAACCTCGCGGATTTCCGAGGATGTGGCCGTGCGGGTGGCCATTCGATCCGTGATGACGAAGATCGAGCGATCAAAGCGCTGCTCCAGCTCTTCCAGCTGTTTAAGAGGCAGGCGGAAAGTGTATTCACCGTCCGCCCAATCGAGTGTGATTGATCCATGACCGGCCATCAGACAGCATCCACCCATGTGATGACGCCATCTGATTGCAGTGTAACGCTGCAATCAGCGTATTCTTTTGGTGTGCCGGTCACATCGAAATCGGTGAGTTTAAATGCGCCAATCCAATAGCCACCGCCAACACCTACCGCCACATCAACAAGCACGCGGACGTTCTTGCCTTCATCGGAATTGAACCAATCCCAAAACAGCTTGACCGATGGCGTATGCACTTTGCCAGAGCCGGAAATTTCGGCAGAAAAGCCGTCCTTATTGCGGAACTTCCACGCAGGCGCGCCGGGATTATCACAATCGGGCAGATTGGTATCGGTGGTATCCGATGAAAATTTGATGCCGCGATCTGTGTTGATCAGGCAATCAATCACAAACGTTTCCGGCGATGCGCCGTCACCAATTTGCACAAGCAGCTTTTCGCCCTTGAGACCTTTTACGGGGGCCATGGTCGTCTCCTAAGATCAGAGTGAGTTGATGAGGAATTTGATGGTCATCACGTCATGTTGCGTGATGCCATCAGGGTCGGACAGCGTGCGCGCTGTTTCCAGCGACACGCCATCAAATTGAAAGCCGGAAATATCGGTAATGGCGGAAACCGCCTCAAAGGCCGCAGAGCGTGCCGCCTTCACTTCTGCTTTTGAGCCGCTATCAGGCCGCGACCATGAGTGAATGTCGCAATGAACGATCCACATATTGCCGCAGCTGCCGCCATCATCGGACACCTGCTCATCACCGATGGTGTGATAAGGAAAGACCGCATCCGGTGGCACACCATCGTAAATGCGGCCATCGCAGCAATTGGCCGCGATCATGGCGTCGTAGATTGCCTTTTGCACTTCGCCTGCAATCATTTTTCCGGCAGTCATGACGCAGCCTTTTTAATCGCCCGTCGCATGGCGCGGGATAGCTTCGATTTCATCCGCTTTTTCAAAAGTCGATAGGCAGGGAAGAAGTAAGGGCTGGCCTTGGCACCGGGATTTTGCGTACCCTTGAATTTTCCGCCATTCTTGTGGGGGGCCGTGCCGAACTCCACCCACGAAGCATAATAGGCCTCGGCATCACCGGCATGAATCACAACCGATAGCTCATGACCCGCGCCACCAGCCGAGACGCCGCGCACATTGGCATTTTGCGGCCTGTATTCACCCCAAGTTTTGTCGATGCTGTTTCTAAGAGCACCGCTTTTTTTCGGGACAAATGATTTTGCAAGATCGACCATCTCAGTCGATCCATCATCCAGCGCCGCCCGAATTTCCACCTTCGTGGCCGCTGGCATGTGCTTGATCCGGCGTTTAAGCCGATCCAGATTGCGGATCTTCATCCCGCCACGCCGCTTTGGCATGTGAAGCTGATAAACATGCGGTTGGTTTCCAGCTCCACGTCCTTGATGGCGTAAACTGTGCGTTTGCGGGTATCGCGCACCCGCCAATCCCCTGTTACGGCTTTTGTGAGGCTGCTGGCGCGAACCCGAATAATAAGGGTGTGCTGGCCTTGCAGGCGCGCCGCCTGCACCGCCTCGCCGCCGCGCAAATGTTGGAAGCCTGCCCGGCAGGTGAATTGCTCGGCAAAGGCGGTGGTGGTGCCGCCATAGCCATCGGGGGCGCTGCCTTTTTGCTCAAACGCCACGCGCTCGGTCAGCTGGCCCGCGCTATTGTTGGTCGCCATCGGCTTGCTCCTCTTTGACGGCCTTGGCTTTGCGGCCACGCGGCAGCACTTCCACCGCCTTGCCCTTTGCCACCGCATCCTCGCCGCAAGCACGCTTGACGGTTTCCACCATCCCGGCTTTGTAAGCGATGGTGCAGGCCGGTGTTGGCCGGTAATCAAAATCCTCGGTAAACCGCACCTTCATGACAGCACCCGATAGGGTTGGAGAAGCGCTTCGACGGCAAAGGGCATGGTGTCGTTGCTGGTGGCTGTGGCGACCGCTTCGGGGTTGGCATACCATTGGCCGACCAGCATCAAGATGGCCGCTTTAATGGTGGCTGGAGCGTCGTTCTCCCACTGGCCTTGCGCATTCATTGCGCCATAGCCCGCCCAGTAGCGGATGCGCACCGGATAGGGTTCATCACCGCCAACAGGGGCAACAAAATCCGGCATCAGCCACAGGCGGTTGCCCGCCAAGCGATAGAGCGTATCTGACACCGGCTGTTCATTGCCATCACTGCCGAGGTGGGCGACCTGTTCGATCTGCACCACGGGTGGATAAGGCAAAGGCAGATCGCTGCCCCTTGATGGCCAGCGGGCAAGGCGCATTTCCAGCACCTGGCCGCCAATGCAGCGGCCAAGCCAACCGGCTGGACCATCAATCCAGCCCGTTGCCGCTTTGATCAGGGTTTCGAGCAAGCCATCATCATCGGTGTGGTCGAGGCGCAAATGCGCTCTTGCCTCATCCACGGTCACCACAGCGGTGGGCGGTTCAATCACAGACACCAGCATGGCGCGCCTCACTTATTGGCAGGCGGGGCTTTCGCCTTGTTTTTCAAATTGGTCTCGGCCTTGGTAGCATCGGGATCACCGGCGTCTGTGGCCTCTTCGCCGTCGTCTTCCACCTCTTGCGCAAGCCCGGCCTTGATCAGCTCTTTTGCGGTTTCTAGACTTTCCACGGTGAAGGTTCGGCCTGCCAAAACCTGTTTGGTTTCGTCGGTGTAAAAATTATCAAGCGCTTCGAGTTTCATGATCCATAACCTTTTTCGCGTTGTTTTGTTGAAGGCGGCCAACATGGTTAATCGGTTGCTAACCATGTTGGCCTATGTGGAGGCGGCTGCTTTCGGAGTGAGGTTTTGCGTCTCTGGAAGCAGCGCCAATCAGGCCTCGGTTGCCGCCGCCATCGCGGTTGCAAATGCGCCCTTCACAAAGGCTTCTGGCCGATAGGTGGCCATGGCCAAGCGCTCTTCTGCACGGATGGTCACAAGGTTTTTGGTGAAGTTGTTGCCGTCTTCTGTGGAGATTTCCACGTTGGCGTCTTCCCGGTCAAAAATCTGCGCACCCAGCTGGAAAGCGCCGGTCAGGAAGTTATCCATCGGCATGGCTTGTGTTTCCACCACCGGCAAACGCCACAGGCGGGCTTCGGCTTGGCCTTGCGGGTTACCAATGATGTGGCGGCCCGTGGTATCCTTCACCAGCTCAATGGTTGCCCAATCGCCGGGATGCATCACAATGCCATTTGGCGGATATTCGGCCAGGAATGCTTGCAGCATGGCAAGGCGGATCACGTCAATCTTGGTGACGCCCGCAGGCAATTTAACCGGCGGTGTGAACACGGTGGCTTGCGTATAAATGCCGTTGAGGTTGGTGCCCGTGCCGCTGCCCATCAACAATTGAGCCTCTTCGGTGAGGGCCAGGCCATAGCGCAGCCGCCCGTCGATATAGGATTGCAGCTGCGGCACATCATCCAAAATCTGTTTGGTGGCAATCACCCAATGGGCAATCGTTGCCACGGGTGCCGTGACAATATCAAACTTGATTTCGGATTGCGGCTTGGTCGCGCCCGATGTTTCCGAAACGGTGGCGGCATTGTTGGTGAAGCCGGTTTCCTTGACATATTGAATGGCATTGGAGGACATTTGCCCCGGCATGATCAAATCGCGAATGGTCAAGCGGCGCTGTGGCAGGCCCAGAATGCCGGGCTGGCGTTGCGGCACAATCAAATCACCGGCAGAACCATCGGCATCGGTGGTCAGCGCCGAAATGATCGCCTTGACCGAGATCGACATGCGGCCCTTGGCACCGGATTTGATAAAATGCTTGAAATCCTCATGCTCAGTCACCGACTGGCCTATGGATTTCTGGCGTTCCGGCTCACCGGGGCCGCGCACCATTTTCTGTTCCAGCTCGGTCATGCGGGCAGACAGCTCATTGTGCTTGATCAGCGCCTCATCGGCGGCTTTCTTGGTTTCGTCCGTCACCTTGCCGAGGTTTTTGATTTCAATGTTGGTGGTTTCGGCAGAGCGCTTGACCTCATCGGCGGCTGTTTTGAGGTCACGGGCCAAGGTTTCGAGTTCGTTCATGGGGTAATTTCCTTTTGGTGGGCTGGTTTGATGATCAAAGGGTTTTGAAGGAGCTGGCGGCATCGCGAAGCGCTTTCAACGCATTACTGGCCGCCTCATCGGCGTGGGTTTGCGCATTGACCGCCTTGGCATAGCCAAGCGTGGCAATTTCCGAGGCGATGGAAGATGGAACACCGAGGCCGCGCAGGATCTCGGCAAAGTCATCGGCTGGCATGGGGTTGCCATCCTTCAGCCGCTGCACAAATTCGGTAAATTGGTCTGATTTGACGCTTTCAATCGTCGCCTGATCATTGGCGGGAAAGGTCACGGGGCTGATCTCGTAAAGGTCCAGCTTTTTGAGAAGCTTCACCTTGCCGTCGCGGTCGGTGTCTTCCTCGCGATAGCCGATGGAAAGACCGCCCAGCGCCTTGGCCTTCATCAGCGCCAAGGCTTCGCGGGCCTTCTCAACCTCAAGGATCAACCGGCCTTTGCCATGCAGGCCCCGGCTATCTTCTGTGAGGTCTTCCCATATGCCAATTGGCTGGCTTGGGTCGTGCTGCCACAGCATTTTAACGCTGGAGCCTTGGGCTTTATGGCGGGCGAGGCTTTCGTTAAACGCGCCCTGCATGACCTTTTCGCCATAGCTATCGACATTGCCAAAAATCGAGCCGTAGCCCAAAAAGGTGCCGTCTTCCGACAGGCTTTTCACCTGCAGGTCAAAATTCTTGGTTTTCATGGGTGATCAGTCCTCGGTGGGTGGAGGCGTCGTTGGTGTTGGCGCTGGCGTTTGAAGCGGCGCATCTGGCGTTGGCGTGGCGGGCACCTTGCCCAGCTGATCGAGCGGCACCAGATTGGATTGCACGGTCAGCACATCGCCGCCCGGCATGGGTGGGCGATTGTCCAGCGCCCTACCCTCGTTGCGGGTCAAGAACCCGTTTTGACCAAGGGCGCTCAACAGCGCCGCACGGCCTTGGCTATCGGCCCGCAAAAGGCCATCCAGATTGAACTCGGCATAAAGGTTTGCCCGCTCATTGAATGGAATCAGCTGTTTCTTGATCGCCTGTTCAATGCGGGTCAGATATGGCCGCAGCGAGAAGGTCAAAAAGCCAATCATCTGCTGTTCAAGCCCCGTGCCCCAGCTGCTCGACTTTTCCGTATGGCCCACCATAAACGGCGGCACCCGAAACCAGCGGCAAATCTCTTCCACATGGAAACGCCGGGTTTGCAGCAATTGCGCATCTTCCGGGTTCATGCTGATCGAGGCAAAATCAAACCCATAGGGCAGCGGCATGACCTTGCCTGCATTGCGCGACCCCATGAAGCTATCAAACAGCTGCATCATTTCCATGCGCTGTTCCTTGGTGGCCTTGGTGCCCATCGCTTCCTTGATGAAGCCGGAGATCTGCAAGCCGTTGCGGAAGGTTTCCGCCGCCGTTTCATCGGCAGCCAGCGCCGTGCCCATGGTTTGCCGCGCATAGCTAATGGGTGAGAGGCCCACATCGCCGCCCACGCCAAAGCCGCGCACATGGAAAATCGCGTCTTCGTCAAAGGTTTCGGCCTTGGCCCCGCCGCTGTAGGTATAAACCCGCCGCCCCATAGCGTTGCGCTTCACGCTCATTCTATCAGGGCGAAGCTGCTCAATGGCCACCAGCCGTTTGCCGACAAACTGTTTTCGAGCGTAGAAATTACCCCAAAGACACAGGCAGGCAATCATGGCCTCAACAAATTCCGCCGCTGTCTGATCGCTGTTTGGGCTATCGTGCAAAAGCCCATAGAGCAGATGATCCCGCGCCAAGGATTTAACCTCGCCCTGCCGCTGATAGACCTGCAAAGGCAGCGTGCCGATGGTTTCCGACAACAGCCGGATGCACGACCACGCTGTGGCCAGCTGCAACACCGAATCCGGTGTCACCGCTTTGCCCGCCGCACTGCCAGATGATGCCAGCGAGGCGGCAATGGTCTCCGCATCATCCCGGTTAGAAAGCTTGACGTTGCGACGGCCAAAAAGACCATTCCATATGCTCATAATCGCCCCGCCATATCCTGCAAATACGAGCCTAAATCCGGCCCCGTTGCGCGCTCCTTGCAAAGCGCCATGCCCATCGACATGGCCAAAGACACCATGCCGTCGATGCGCCCGAAGGCGTGTTCCTTGTCAAACATGCGCTGCCCCGTGCGGTTTTCGGTATAGACAACGCTTGCCGCACACAGATCGAGCATCGGGTTTGGGTCAATCTGCAAGCGCTGCTCGTAGATCGCGTTTTCCAGCTTGTTGATGCTGTCTGGCATCCAGAGATAAATCTCCTGTTCGCCATCGGCAGCGTGTTTGTCGCGTTCCAGCACCCGCTTTTGAAAGCCTTGCGGGTGAATGGTCAGCGGCAAAGACACGCCATCATCGCCTAAGTGTTCGCTCAATTGCTCCAGGCCATATTGGTCGGCGGCAATCTCGCTGGGTTCAAACCGGGCGCAAATCTCGGCAAGCGCTTTTGCCAGCCACGCATATTTAAGCCGCTGGCCGGGAATGGCTTCAATGAAACCCTGATCCCGCCACAGCTCATAGGGCGCTTGGTCTGTGCTGGCGCGATCCCGCAAGGTATCGGCAGGCGACCAAAACCATGTTTTAGACACCATCCGTTCCGAATCCTTGGTGGCATCGAGAAGCCATATCAGGGTGAGTGCAGTAAAATCCCGCGTCTTCGACAGGTCCAGCCCACCAAAGCAGGGATAGCCCTTGTCCACCAGCTCATCGAGATCAACCGGCGCTTGGCAGGCCATCCATGCCTCGCGCTTGATTGCCGCATTGACCGATTGCGTCCATTCGCAAAAGTGAAGCCTTGCAATGCTGTTGCGCTTTCCCGGCATCAGCCGGGCTTGATCCACCACGCCGTGCAAATATTCAGAGGTGACGGTGACATCGAGCAGCGGGTTTGCCTTCACCCAACAGCTGGGGTCGTTCTCCCAATCGTCACCCTCATCCAATGAGCAGACAAAGGCAAAGGTCGTGTCATCCTGTTTGATGCCCGCTGCCACCTCGACCGCGTGTTGATGCTCTTCCCAGCAGATGGATTTGCGATCAGAGCCGGAGTTGGTGGCCATGACCAAAAGCGGCTGTTTGCGGAATTTAAAGCCGCGTTCCAGCATTTCGATCACATCCCGGTTCGGGTGTTCGTGCACCTCATCACACAAGGCACAAGACGGACGCGGGCCAGATTGCGCTTTGTCTGCCGAGATCGGCTTAAAGAACCGCTTGTCGCCGCCCTTGCTGATATAGGTCAGCTGCCAAACCGGGTTTACGCCGGATGGTATAATCCGCCGTGTCAGTTCCGGCGATTGGTCGCGCATGGCCACCGCATCACGAAACAGCACTTGCGCCTGATCTTTCTTGGCAGCAGCGGCATAAATCTCGGCACGCGGCTCACCATCGGCCACCATCATGCAGATCCCAATGCCCGCCAGCAGCGGCGATTTGCCGTTGCCCTTGCCTTCCTCATCGTAAAACCGACGAAAGCGGCGAAGCCCGGTGTCTGCCCATTTCCAGCCAAACAGCGAACCGACCCGAAAGGCTTGGCTGGGATGAAGCGTAAACCGCCGCCCCTCAAACTGTCCACCATTCAGGCGCAGCTTATCGCCAAACCACTTGATGCGCTTGTTTGCGGTTTCCAGATCCCAAAGCAGACCCCTTGCCGGGCCATCGCGAAGGTCGAGAAGATGACGGCGGCAGGCATTGCGAATATGAGGACCGGCAACAATATCACCTCGCACCACATCACAGGCCCAAGCCGTGACCGGATCGTCATCATAGCTGACATCCGGCACCACAACATCAATCGAATCCATCATCGGTTGGGAACTCAAATCCTAACTGGCCAGTCGCCTGTAAACCGCGCTCGGCGGAAGGCGTCATGCCAAAATCACTCGCCAGCGCCCGAATTTGCCGCCACGTCTCGTTCAACTGGCTGACTTCCGGGCGGCTCTTTAGCTGCTTGCCGTTGCGGGTTTCGCTCTCATAGGTTTCCCCGCCCTCGCGCACATCCAGCCGCAACCGCTCATGGCGGGCAATGGTCCAGCAAAGCTGCTCAAACATATAGGCATTGATTTCATTCAGCCGGTTTTTGCGCGGATCACACAGGCCAGGTGCCAGCCGATCCCAAATCGCCCGAACATCAAACGGCAATTCATCAGGCCGCAGCTCCCGCGCCTTGGCCAACGCCCGCGCCTCAAAGTTCGCACCCTGCCCGTCCTCAGGCTTCAACGGCACAACGTTTTCGGATGCGGGCTTGCGGCCTTTCATTTAAAGGTCTCCGATGTCTTGAAAATAAGCAGCCGTGCGCCATCCTTTTTAGGAAATGACCGGCTGCGGAGGATTTCCATTGAGATATTTAGGACTTAATCGGCAAAAAATTTCGCCATTATTCTTATCATCCGCTTATATTTGCTTAGCGTCCGTAACCCAGCCATTCGCTGCGGAAATTTCTACGAAGCAAGCTCTGGAAGTGTGTCGATCACGGAGCGTGGCGGAGGCAACAACCAAAGGCAACGCGCTCGGCTGGCCCAGAATGGAAGATGACACCAATTGGAAGTCGTCTTATGAGAAATACAATCATGTTACGGTTGATGTCATTGGCTGGCGAGATGAACAAACTCAAAGCGCCTTGGTTTTTTGGGTCGCAACCGGATTAAATCCGGCCCGTGTTTGCAGTTACAGCTTAACAAACAAAAGCAACCTTCTGAACGATCTAAAAATAGAGCTTGGCAAGCCTAAGAGTGAAGATCTCAACGAGGTATCCGAAACAGCGTATTGGAATCCGCCGAAATCGGAGATTTATTTCACAAAAGTAGGTTCGGCATCAGGCTTTACACTGTCAGACACCGACTGAGAGAGATCAGCTATGCATGTTAGCCAACCTTTCATTTAATCTCACACAACGGATTATTTAAATGTATAAAAAAATATACTCACTCACCTTAAGAATAATATATGTAAATTTGTGCATATTCACAGTTCCAAATGTCACTTATGCAGCGATGAACTGCACGTCATACATAGATCCAAGCAGTGACCCCTCATGGCGAAATGTGAAAGAAGGCATCCCAAAATTACACTTTCTTGCACCAACATCCGCAGAGAAACCAAATTGTCCAGGAGCGGATGGATGCGAGACATCTGCTTTTTTGCTAAGTGGAGACCAAGTGATTGTTAATGCAACGGGATATGATTCCAAAAATAAAAAAACCTTGATCTGCGGCGTCTACATTTCACCTAAGGGCATCACTACATTCGGATGGCTCAACCAAGAAGGGTTTTTTGGAGGTGGAAACTTCATGGATCCAATTGATGACCCCAAAGTCTTTGGCGATTGGACGGATAAGTCAGGTAACGACATCACTATCAAACCGGGTGAAAGTGGCCGCTATGTTGTTATCGAAGGAGACGCAACAATCGGGCCGTCTGATAACCCTAGAACAGGCTTCATATCTGGCCCGGCATTCATCGGAGATGGCGGCAAAGCGGCAGGATACACTGATTCACACTATGATGGCGCTGCACCTGCCAGTACCAAGTCATCTGAAGACGAAAGTGGCTGCAGGGTTCGGTTGAGATACTCAGGCTATTATTTGTTCGTTGATGATAATGAGGAATGCGGCGGCCAAGGTGTTTCGTTCAGCGGAATCTACCTCAAGAAATCGGCAAAAAAATAACCGAACACGTATCGTTCAACGAGAGAGATTTCGCCATGAACCGCAGACCCATGATAGCCTTTGCAATTGCTCCACTCTGGATAGTGCTCTACGCAATATTATTTGGAATAATGGCTTGGACGCATACGGATCCCATTCTAAGCGAAATGACGGCGGCAGAATTAATTGGAACAGCAGGAGCAGCTGGCTTTACAGTAGCCTACATTTTGATGGTGATAGCTGGCCTTCCTTGCCACCTTTTGTTGAAGGCAAAACGGCTTGAACGACTACATCACTACGTTATATCAGCTTTTGTATGTGGTGTTGCTTTGCGATTCATTAGCATAGCAGCGACTTGGCTCTGGATCGCATATCAAGACAACCTGCAATTCGGCATAGTTGGAAAGGAGTTGCGTGATGCTGTCCTCCATCAGCCGACACGCCTCCTTATATTCGGCTTAGTCGGAGCATTGGTTGGCGCAACATTTTGGCTTATTGCCAGACCAGATCTACAACAAAGCACTAAAGATTGAAGTGGCTTTTCGTCTCCAATTTCCCCTCGCTACACAGAAATGACTAACGCCGGTGCGCGGTGGGAGGGGGATTGAACTTTTGACCCGCCCCTACCCTCGGTTTGCCGGGTGGCGGGGGTCGATGGGCCAGCCGTCTGTGCCTGCTGCCGTCGAGAAGCCGCGATGCTCTTCTGCCTGTTTGGTTGCATCGTGGTGGGTCTTGCAAAGGCTTTGAAACGGGCCATTCCAAAACTTATCAGGGTTGCCGCTGTGGCGTTCAATGTGGTCGCACACCGTGGCGGCTGTGAAGCGGCCTTGCAGCCTGCACATGCGGCAGAGCGGTTCAATGGTCAGTTGGTTAAGCCGGGTCTTGCGCCAGCGGGCGGTGGAGTACCACCCCTTCCACGGCCTGCCCTCATCATAACGAATGCTCATATCCTATAACGCAAAAAGGCGACCCTCTGGCCGCCTTGTCGTTCACTCATTCATTTGGGCATAGCTTACGCACTGGCTCTGAATCACATTGCCTATTGGCTTGGATCAGAACGAGGCCGGGGGGTGAACATCAATCCCTTTGGGAGCATCAGCGCGCCCCGGTCATCTCTAATGGAGAGGCGCTATTCGCCTTTCCACATTTCGAGCGATAATCTCACGCGACGACGCTGTCAACACCCAAGGTAATTTCGCTCATACCGCCAAACATGGGCACCTCAACAACCACCTGCCCGCGCTTGGACAGAACCTTGCGCACCGTCACAACGAACTCGGCAAACGGGCCAGAGCGGATTGTCACAGTCTTGCCAAGCAGATCTGGCATCACGGGAAGGCTCTCGCCATCCATATGTTTTCGCTCGGATTTCTTAGCCGCTAACATGAGCTTGCTCATCAATGTTTCGGGCATCAGATAAGGCTTGCCATCCTGCCCCATCAGCCCCTTTAGCTTCGATGCGGCCAGCAGGCCGACAAAGGCTTCGTTATCTGGAATCACCCTTACAAAAAGATAGCCGCGGAAAATTGCCCGCTTCACTTCCACAGCTTTTTGACCTCGCTTTGGCGGCTTGCGAAAGCTTTCACACGGGCACCAGCATTCGATTCGCTGCTCTTGCAAGGAATCACGAATGCCCTGTTCGGTGCCACTCTGGCAACTGGCCACCAGCCAGCGGGCCAGCTGCCCAAAGCCGGGCCGATCTTGCCGCGCCATGGCAATCATACGTTGGCGGCTGGCCTCTGCCTCATTGATCTGGGCAAGCTTCAAAAGCCCCTGATCAGACACGCCACGCAAGAGGTTTCCATTATGCTGCATCATTGGTGCGCTCCTTGCTGATCTTGGTTCTGAAGTGTTCAAGCGCCGCTTCCACAGCCGCATCGAGATCATCCGCACCGTCTTCAATCGGCGGGAAATAGTTGAAGTCGCGCAGGCCATCGACAAACAGCCAGCCCCGGCGCTCATGCAGCCGTCGCCATGCGACAAACAAAGGGGTGCCTCGCTCAACCTTCTGGAAATCAACAACAAGCGGCTTCAGGGCCAGCCCGGCAAAGAAAGGCTCATTGTGGCGCGCAAGCTCATGCATACGGCTCACCAGCGGCCAGCCGTTGTCACGGCGCTTTTGCCGCAACAGCGCTTCCCGGCTAATGGCACCAGACGCGAGTTGCCGTTCGTCGTACGTGGTAATCACCAAGCGACCAGTGGGGTCGCCGAGCAGCGCTTCCAATCGCGTGCCCATCCAAAGTTTACCACAAGGCTTGGCGAGCTCACGCACTGGCGCTTGATCTGCCGAGAAATGCTCAGGCACGTCATTCCACGCCCTGCCCTTGAGGTAGACCGCTGGTGCCGTTAGCTCCTCGGGCTTGGCCCATGCCAGATAGATCGGTGTTTTCTCAATGCAGGCCGCACGGTCATCAGCCGACAACGCAAACCAAGCATTCCGGGCAAAGACTGGACTGCCGGGCTTTGGCCAAGCTTTGAACCAAACGTCAAACTGACGGCTGGCACGTTCCCGCTCCACCCGCCCCTGCCCCTTTTCCGGGACGTCAGATGCCGGGGCACTTTCCAAATCATCGGCAAGGGCCTCTCCGCTTGGTAGAGATTCAGTATTTACTATCTTTAAGTCTTTACTAGGTGCCGATTTTACCGGCGACGGCAAAACCGGCGACGGTTTTGCCGTCGCCGGTAAATCAGTCTGCGGTAGAAATGCAACACTTTCGGAAGCGGCTGGATCTGCAACCGGCACCACATCGCGCGGCTCATCATAGATCACCAGAACCGACGCGCTGAATTTGCCGTCGTCGCGCGTCTGTTCCCGTTCCGCATAGCCAATCTCGACCAACTCGGCGATCATCTTGCGGGCCTTGTCGCGCCCGCATTTGCCGCGCTTGACGATATCGCCAACAACAACCGTCCAGTTATCTGGCTTGGAGAGCAGATAGCCAAGCAGCCACCGCGCTTCCATGGAAAGCCGGTCATCCTCAAACACATGGTTCGGCACTGTGGTGTAACGCGCATTGCGAACCCCGCGCCGGATCGTGGCTTCAGCACTCACGCCAAACCTCCCTTGCAAACAATAGTTTCCAGAAAAATGCGGGCATCCTTCACCGCCACCTTATGCGCCTCTGGCAAGCCGCCATCCGGCAGGCGCGTGGCATTGAGCGCCGCAAACTCCACCTCAAGGCAGGCCACACCGGCCAGAAAGCCAGCCGTGCGCAATGCGGTGCGAATGGTGGAAAGATCGCGCAAGATAACGCCCTGCGGCACGCGCAACAGCCAGTCGGCCCGCTCGGCATCCGTCTGGCAGTCGTAAAGCTGCTCAACAATTGGCAAAATATCCGTCATTGCGTACCTCCGCGTTTCCACGCGTCGAACTCGCCCCGCAGCGCCAAAAAGGCAGCCCGCGCGCGCTCAACCGTGTTGATCTGTGATTTGCTGGAAATGGCGAGAAGGCTTTTCAGGCGCGTGTCCGCAGCCCCCTTGTCTCGCACCGGCCCGCCTGCCCCCTTGCCCTCAAGAAAGCGCTGAAACGCCCTGTCCGAAAGCAGCATGGCGGCTTGTGCCGAATAGTTCTTCTTATTCGCTTGCGCTTGCCCGCGCTCCAGCTGCCCGCGCAAATCGCGAACAGCATTGGCAGCACGATCAAACAGGCGTAGAAACAGCAAGAGATTGCCAAGCGCGCCACATATCAGGTCGCGCTCATCATCCAGCGCATCCGCGTGGATGGTGGCCACATGGGCATCCTCGCCGGTGGAACGGCGCACAATAACCCGCAAGCCACCGCGCCGATCTTCCACGGTCCAAATGTCGCCAGATCGACGATCCGCCGTGGCGCGCAGCCGGTTGATGGCCACCTTTTCGCGGTCGCGCTGCGGGTCGGTCATACGCATGCCGCTGCCTCCACGGCGTGGCCGCCCCATTGCAACGCCATTGCAGCCGCGATGCTCGGAAACGTCTTAGAGCGGATTTGCCAGCGGTTCGCGCCCGGTGAGGCCCGATGCACGCCAGACCAGATTTTATGCTCATCCGTGCCGCGCTGTGGCGGGGTCAGGCGGTTGGTGGCAACCAATGGCGGCAGGCCGCGCAGATAGAGTGACGTGCCCTTGAATGCAGGATCACCAAACCACCACGGCTGCACGGTCTGCGCAGCCTTCTGATAATTCCGTATCCGCTGTTTCGCATGCAGATGCATGACGGGGTTTTCAACCGCGATGCGCTCGATTGGCGCATTCCAGCAATCGGAAAACAGCGCCGCCCCTTCATCCAGCAGCCGCCACATGATGCGCAGCCTGTCTTCACGCGACATTGCCGCCCAGGCGGCTATTTCTTCGGGAGTTGCATCGCGGGGCGCATTCCTTGGCGGCTCTCTCAACCACCGAACACCGGAATTACACAAGCGGGTGCATGGCGGATGAAGTACGACCAGCAAATCCCAACCATCGCCCAGCAAATCGCGTACATCGCACATGATGTGACGATTGCTGCGGTCATCGGCGGGCAGCAGATCGCAAGACCAAACATCATGGCCCAGAGCCGCAAAGGCGCGACGGACAACACCCGATGTTTCGCACCCAATCAGGATGCGCAGCGGCTGCACGGATTTGCCATGGAAGTGTTTCAAAGCGATGGTCATGCCGCACCGCCTTGGCCAGCTTCAAAGCCCCAGAAATCCCAACTGTCCGAAAGGCGCACGTCGCCATCGGCCAAGCTTTCGCGCCGCTGGAAAAGCTCAAGCTTGGGCAGCTGGGGCCAGAGGCGGTCTATCTGTTCGGCAAACCACACTGGCTTGCGGCTGTGTTCGGTTTTCGGCTCGGCATACAGACTTTCGGGCTGGGTGCCGGGCAACGGTGCCAACGAAATCTTGCCGCGCTTGCCAATCAGCAGCAGCTCGGCACGGTCACGCACCCATCGCCCCATCCCGATGTGGGCTTTGTCCCAAACCATGCAGGAGACATATTCAAAGCCCCAAGCTTGCAGCACATCAATGCCATCGGGCAAACGATTGGCCGTTACCCAAAGAAACAGCACGGCATCCATGGTGAACGGGCTTTTATTGCCAGCGCACAACGCTTTGATCTCTTCCACGCTCATGGAGGGATATTTCAGGCCCCTATCCTGCCCGGTTTCATTGCTCCACGCCTCTTGCTGCCACGGCGGATCGGCATAACCAACCGCGTAAGCGCCACGCGGCATGTCGGCACCCTTGCGCCGCCCCTGTTCGGCAATAGCGCACACCAGATTGAGCCGCATTTCGCGATTGTGCTTTTGGCCGATGGTGCGAATAGCCTTAGATTCAGCCGTAACCGCCTTGTCAGCCTTGATCAGGTCATGGGCAAATTTCTCTTGCGCCTCATGGGTTTCCAGCCGTTTAAGCTGATCAAGCGTTACGCCCTTGTCATGGCGGGTGCCGCGCAACATTTGCAACGCGGTGCGCGAAATCTTCTCGCCCCGCTCGACATCGCGCTGAATAGTGCGTTCGGTCTGCCCCGTGGCTTCTGCCGTTGCCGCCGTGAAGCGCTTTCCCGTTTCGCCAATTTGGCGAGACGGGAGATTAGCGCCGCGCTTCAAACTGGCTTCGCGGGCCGTGTCTGGAAATTTGACCAGATAGATTTCTTTGCGACGATGCAAAAACAAAGCCCGATCAGCAGGCGTCAAATCGGCCCTGATCAGGTTTTCGTCGATCTCGCAAAGCTGGCGGTCCAGCTCATCGCCACGCTTATGAAAGCAAAGAATAGCATCAAGCCCCAGCCGCTTGCAGGCTTCCAGCCGATGGCCACCCGCACCAAGATCAACCAAGTCGGCACCCACATCACCGTAAACTGTGATCGGCGTTTCCAGCCCGTATTGGCGGACGGATTCCATCAGGGCCAGCACGGTCTTTTCGTCCAAATTCCGCAAACGATTTTCGGCGCGAATGCTATCAATTCGCCGTTCGGTCGCCACTTTGGTTTTGGCAACCGAAATCGGAGCCACATCAACGGCGGGGGCAACACCTCGCCGCGCTGCCAGCATCGCCCTGCCCTTATCGGTGGGATACCAGCGATTCCCATTCTGCGGATCACGGGTGAGATAGCCGTGGCTCAGGCACTTGGCCGCAGCAATTGCCTGCTGCGAATCGGTGGTGAACACCGCTCCATGGCGCACTGCAAGCCCCATAAGCGTAAGCCCGGCAGGACCGGGCTTGGGGAATTTAACGGGCACATAACCTGCCATCGCCTCAATCCTCCAACTTATCGGAAATGATGTGAGCGGCGCGGATCAGCTCCCCGATTTTGTAGCGTAGCTGCTGGCGTTCCAGCGCATCGATTCGGCCATCGGCAAAGGCTTCGCGCGTGAGCCGCCAAAAATCGGTGGCTTCATCGATAATACGAAAAGCGTCTTCCACCGAAAGAACCCCGGCACGCGCAAGGCGCTCTTCGGCAGGCACCAAGCGATAGCCCAGCAATTCCGCCATCTTGGCCGTGATCAAAGGCTCTTTCGCCGCCCTATCCACATCAATGGCAACGTCCACCGGAATGAAGGTCTTTTCATCGGAGCGCGGATCATCCAGCGCAGATTTCAACGCCGATGCATATTTGGACAGCTGGGAAATGCTAACGCGCGTCACATGCCGAAGCACCGAAACGCCACCGGCCAGCTCATAGGCCACATCCAGCACACGCTTAAGCGACAGATATTCATTCTCAGAAAAACGGCGCACGAAAACACCCCGATCAAGTCAAGGAAACAAAAAGCGAAAATGATTCTATGATCCCCACGCCTCAGGCGCGTAGGAAGGAGCAACTACACCGCTATGGAGGCCCGCATGGGAAATGATAAATGCCCGCACCGGGCCAGACGCCATATAACCCGGTGCGGGACGCGCAAGCTTCGCAGGCAGGCGTGCGCGATTGGAAAAACAGGAAGGCAAATCGCATCATCGCAAAACCTCCACAGGCTTGGCGTATGGACGATAGACACCCTCTGGCCATGAAGCGTTTGGCGGCCAGTTATCGGATAGCCATTCTATTGCCCGAGAGAGTCGCCTCACCCCAATATCCGAACCACTTCTAAGGGCCGCAATTCGCTTTCCATCCGAGAACATTTTTCCCGACAGCGTTGCCTCCGCATGGCCTGAGGCTATGCAGAACGCTTCCACCAACGAAAAGAATGCATCCAAATGTTTCATGCGAACATGCATAAGGGACATATCCCTCAAATGTCAACCGGACATGTCCCTCTTTCACGCAAGAAGATAACAGGGGATATTTCCCTTATGGAAAGTTCACAGACAGCAGAAATCATTGCAAGGGTGACGCAACGCGCGAAAGAGCTTGGCCTTTCAATGCGCAAGGTTTCGCTGTTGTCTGGCCATGGTCCGGATTTGGTTCGCGATTGGACGAGACCCGGTAAAGCGGTGCTGCCTCGCCTGGACAGCATTCAGAAAATCGCACAGGTGCTAAATGTGTCCGCGGGCTGGCTGGCTTTCGGTGAGAAAGCATCAGAGAACAACTCAGAATCAATTCAGATTCCGATTATCAGCTGGGTTGCGGCAAGCCCCTTTGCCGAAACGGGCTTCATAGAACATCAAGCCAACGCAGCTAGAATTTCCGTTCAGGGTCTAAAGCCCGCCACCTATTTTGCACTTACCGTGCATGGCGATTCCATGAATCGCGTAGCGCCAGAAGGCACGACGATTGTCGTAAATGCCTCAGCAAAAGAATTACTTCCACGGAAGTTTTACATCTTTCAAAAAGGCGAAAAAGCAACATTCAAGCGGTTCATGTCGAACCCTGACCGGCTGGAACCCTACTCAACCAACCCTCAGCATGAAGCCATGAGCATTGATGAGGAAACGGTCGTGATAGGACAGGTCGTTCGGGTAATCACTGACTTATCCTAACGATCGCTAGCTCACCTTATTTGCGCGTTCATCTGCTTTTTTGACCCCATAAGACAGATCTTCGGTCACGCGCTTCAAGTAGTGAACGACAATGCCGAGACCAAAAACGATCGCGCCACCGACCAAATAGACAGCAATCAATTGTTGATGAATTGCCGATTGTACATTTGGCATCATGATGGCCGCGTTTGCCATAAAGCCGATGCCAAATACCGCAAGTAGTATAGACATATCCTGAAATAGCCCCCTCAACATAAAATCACAAGTGGTAGCCTCTCCGAAATGCCGCGCAACAAAAAGAGGGACATGTCCCTTATTTATGTTGACTAAGGGATATTTCCCGCATTATCTTCACGTCACTCACTTCAACTCGGTGGGCACAAATCAAACGCACTCGCACCACGAGCCGCGATTGCAGTTCTGTGCCCGCTTGGCAGGCAAGACGCAAAGGAGAATGCACAATGGCATTTACGACACCCATAAAGCGCCCCGACGACGAAGAGCTTTTGGTATTGGTGCAGGAAGGCATTGCACCAACCGAAATGGCAAAAACGCTGGCGTGCGCCGCCAACACAGTGCGAGAATGGTTGCGTGATCTCGGCTGCACTCACAACGGCAAGGGAAAGTGGTTTCTGCCGGGTGCAGCACCTGAAAAGCCACAAACCAAGCCCGCCACCGGAAACCAGCCCACAACGCCCCGCAAAGGCGTGCTGAAAGAGCAGTTCCCCTTTATTCGGACCCACACCACCACAATGGCAGACGGCTCACGTGTGACCTTGCCTGACCTTTCCACGCTTGCCGCAGCCCGCGCAGAACAAAGCAGGCGGGAGAGGCATCTTTGAAAGAAGAGGAACACATCAAACAGGGAGGTACGCAATGACAACAGCAGGGCATATTCGCTCCAGCCCGGCCTTCTCGCCCATCGCAAGCGTGCCACGGCTTTGCCTCAACCGCGTGGAGTTGGCCGCATCCATTGGCGTCGGCGTCACCATGGTGGATGTGATGGTGATGGAAGGTTTTCTTCCACCACCGCGACGTATTCATCGGCGCAAGCTCTGGCTGGTGCAGGAAATCGCCGCCGCCATGATGGACTGGCCAGAAGACAACAACCCCTTGGCAAAAAAGGACAGTAGCGCCGACGAGTGGCGGGCATCTGTATAATGAATATGACCAATATCGAACTGCCCTACATCGAGAAGAACAGAACCCGTCATGGCGTGATGCGCTATTATCTGCGCATCGCAGGACAGCGCATTTGCCGCCTGCCCGATGATATTGAATCAGAAGATTTTGCCAAGGCTTATTGGAAGGCCAGAAACACCGTTCGCCCCTTGGTGGAAGACACTGGACCAAAACCCATTTCGCGCCAAGTCAAGCCCGGCACGTTCCGTTGGCTCTGCATGGAATACATGCGCAGCCATGAGTTCACCACGCTGGACATAACCACACAGACGCGGCGCAGGCACATCATGGAATCAATGTGGCAAGAACCGCTAAAGGCAGGCGACGAGCGCACCTTTGCCGATATGCCCTTGCAGCATATGGACGTGACAAATCTGGAAGTATTGCGCGACCGAAAAAAGGAAACGCCATTTGCCGCCGACGAGCGCTTGAAAGTGCTTAGGCAGGTTTTTGACACCGCGCACAACGGCAAACCCATTACGCCCAACATCGCACGGATGGTAAAACCATTTCGCGCCCAGACAGACGGCCACGACACGGCAACCCCTGCCGATCTGGAACGCTTCATTGCGCACCACGGCACAGGTTCAAAAGCAACACTCTATTTGGCTATTCAGATGTACACCGGCTTGCGCGTTTCAGACCTCGCAGCTCTTGGCCCGCAGCACCGGCGCAAAGACGCTTTCCGGTTCCGCCTGTTCAAGAATCGCAACAGGACGCCGGTGGACATCGACATAACCATTCACCCCATTCTTGAGGCCGTTCTAGTAACCCACAAAACCACAGGCCCGACCTACCTTGTGACCGAGTTTGGCAAACCATTTAGCGTGAAGGGATTGGGCAACAGAATATCGGACTGGTGGACGCAAGCCGGAATGCCCCACCTCACCTCGCACTCGGTACGCAAAGGCCTTGCAACGGACGTTGCGCACAACGAAGCGACCGACAGCATGTTGGAAGCCATGTTCGGCTGGCGCGATAGCAAAACATCGAAAATCTACACCCGCAACGCCGAAAGATCCCGGCTTGCAAGGCAAACCGTAGAGCGCATCAATTGGGATGGCGTCGGGTCGCAACTCTTGCCTATAGACGAGGCAGAAAACGGCTAATTCAGGAACACACTGCCACACCCTCAAAAATGTGTGGCGGAACGGGCAAGGAACAAAGTGCCACACTTCGAAAATACCGATTTAACATCAATATCTTGCCGGGGGAGAAAGAAGGGAATGGAGGCCTCGCCCGGAATCGAACCGGGGTGCAAGGATTTGCAGTCCTCTGCGTAACCACTCCGCCACGAGGCCATTCCAATACTTAAAAGCGTGTGGTGACGGGCATTTAGAACGGATTGATCAGAAGCGCAAGAGGCATTTCCGAAAAATCCAACACATAAATTTCCGAAATGATGTTCCACGAACGTTCATCACGTATTTTCATGAAAATTGGAGGGCGCTATGATCCCCTCCTCTCTCCCAGAGCATGAAATGAACGCGACCGATACAGGCGGCGCGTCAGGCGCACCCACAGCAGTTCAGGTCGCGGCCATGTGGATTTCCACCCATGAAGACGACATTCGCGGCCCGCGCATTCCGTTTATTCGTTCAAAGTTCGGCTTGAATATTCTCGAAGCCGTCGAGGCGTCACGTCTTGCGCACAAGCTTCGTTTTGCCGGGGGGCGTTGAGTGTGTCCCCAATCCGCGAGAACGATATTCTATTTGCACACAAGGCCCTGAACTTGGCTGAAGGGCTGACAGACGGCGCGCGTCGCGTCGGTGCGGCCATCATTGACCACTTCAATCGTAGAACCGGCCAGTGCGACCCCAGCATAGACCGGCTGGCGAAGCTGTTGAACATGCACCGCACGACCGTCATGCGCGCCACAGAGCAACTCCATGCGGCTGGCCTTATCGAATGTGTGAAGCATGGAAGCAGAACGCACCGTAACGCCTACCTGCCCGTCTGGGATAAATTCAACTCTCTAGTTGCAGAGTGGAACGCAAAAATGAAGGGCGGCGCGTCCCAAACCGACCCTCAAACGGACGATTTCGAGGTGGTGGAAATGCCACCATTCGACACCCAAAACCAGACGGCAACAGTCGCACCGGTGCGACCTCTACAGTCGCATGGATGCGACTTTGATAGTCGCACGGATGCGACCCAAACCAATAGAATAAACTACGTGAAAGAACTACGTGGAGAAGACGTATGCCGTGAGCGCGAGAAAAAGCCCGATACCGATCAGTTAAATTCAAGGTCGATTGGGCTTTTGAAAGGGTCCAAGCCGACAGGATCGAAGCAACAATCAAAGGTTGCAATATCTGCATCCTATGGGCAGATGGCAGAGAACGCCGCCAACAGGCGCTTGGAGCTGGACCTACGCGGCCTTGGTTGGGAAGCCTACAGCGACGCCCTTGAACGCCTCACCCCCGAAATCACTGGCGAGGCCACAGCAGCAGAGATTAGGCGGCGCGGTGACGGGCTGCGCTTGGTATGTCAGCGGCTTTGCTTGCCAACGGTTCCCGGTCTGGGGGTGCTGCAATGAGCGCAAGCCCTCGTTCCCTGCCCTGCAAGACATGCGGCGCGCATTTCAGCCAGCCAGTCACAAACGGGCGTCCTTCGCGGTTCTGCTCTGAAGCCTGCCGCACCATCGACCGCAAACGCACCCGTGACGCATGGAATGGGCAAAAAGCAGCCGACCGCGAAGCAGCACGGGCGCACCTGATTTGCAGGACATGCCAGCAGCCCTTCAGCGCTGAAACCAGCCGTGCGGGGCGAAAGCCGGTGTTCTGTTCGGCTGAATGCCGCCGCGCTGATCACATCGCAAACCTTCGGTCATGGCGCGAAAGCCGCCGTCCCGAACCCGACTGACATGGGGGGCGGGTCAAAAGTTCAAAGCCCGCCTTGCCGCGCACCGGCGTCAGTCATTTCTTTGTAGAAACCTGAAATTGAAGGGAAAAAACCATCATGAAACCCAAGACAGTCACCTCAGAAAGCGAACTTGAAGAACGCCAGAAGGCATTTTGCGACGAAGTTTTGTTCCGCGCCGCGAAAATCATGACGGAGGACAGCGGCGCACCCATGCCCCTCGTTCTCGACCGAATCTTGACGTTCGCCGCCGCCCATGTGTGCAAAATTGAAGGATCGCCAAACACCGCGAAAGCCTTCCGCGTGATCGCCGGGAAAATTGAGGCAGGGATTTTCCACAGTATCACCGGCGAAAGTGAAAACATGGGTGTGAGGCATTGACTGACATGCATCGTTCTGGCAATGTTCCCCTCGGCTTGATTGAAGGCTCACCTGCCAAGCAGGGAGCGCATAGACAATCCACCTTCGACAGCACCGGCGACCATACCGGGCGCGAAGCTCAAAAAAATGGGCAGTTCTGCCCGAGCTTTGTCGTGTCCGAAGGTATGCCTATGACCATTTTCCATAAAAACGCTCAACGTCGCTTCACCGCAAACGCTGTTCTTGATGGCTTCAAGACGGAAGGTGAAGGAATTATAATCGGTTACGCTTCCACGTTCGGTGGCGGGGCCGATAGCCACGGCGACATAATTGCGCCTGGCGCTTTCCAAAAGTCTCTGGCGCAACACAAGGCGGCTGGCACCATGCCCGCGCTGTTGTGGTCTCACAAGCAAGACCAACCTATCGGGAAATGGACCGCCATGCGCGAAGACGCGCACGGCTTGGTTTCCGAGGGCGTCATCAACTTGCGCACCACAGGCGGGCGGGATGCATGGGAACACCTCAAAGCGGGCGACGCTGGCGGGCTTTCCATCGGCTATCGCGTCCCGGCAGGGGCTGAAGAAATCCAGCGCGACGGAACGAGCCTTCTAAAGGAAATCGACCTGCAAGAGGTCAGCGTCGTGGTGTTTCCGTCAAATCGTTCGGCGCGGGTGTCTGCGCTGAAATCCATCAACTCAAAATCCGAACTTGTTGACCTCCTCCGCGAGGCTGGCCTGGCACGTTCCGCCGCCCAGAAAATCGCGGGCGGTGGCTTTGCCGCGCTTGTCGGCAACGATCAATCGTTCGCCGTTGACCATCAAAAAGCAATCGAATTTGCCGCCCAGATCGAGGCGGCTACTGCAAAAATCAGGAGCCTGTAAAATGACCATTCATTCCTACCCCACCAAAGCCGTCGCCGCTCACCTTCTCGCGTCTGCCTCGCCGCTGCGCACCAAGGATGAAAGCTCAAACCACTTGGAAACGCTGGCGCGAAAATTTGGCGACCACGTTTCTGAAGTTCTCAAGAAATTGGGCGCGACAAATTCAGAATTGCATGAGGTCAAAGCCCGCCTTTCTGAGTTTGAGCAAAAAGCGGTTCGTGGTGAGAGTTTTTCCTCTGGTCGTATGGGCGCACCGGCGACATTCGGCCAGTGCTTCACAAAAGAGCGCAGCGATGAACTCTACCGGATCAACACCGAACGGGGCAGAACCTCGCTTGAAATCAAAGCCGCCATCACCAGCGCGACAAATGACGCAAGCGGCTCTGCGGGCGCACTGGTGACGCCCTTCCGGGAACAATTGGTGGCCATGCCGCGCCAGCGTTTGACCATCCGCAATCTCATGAGCGTGGTGCAGGTTGATTCCGGTTCCATTGAATACCCGGAACAGGTCGGACGCTTGAACAATGCCGCGCCGGTCGCTGAAGGCGCGGCCAAGCCGTCCTCTGATCTTCAGTTCAATTTGAAGCCCGTGCCAATTCGTACCATTGCGCACTGGACGAAGGCGTCACGCCAAATCTTGGAAGATGCACCCCAGTTGAGCGACTTCATCGACCAAGAATTGCTCTATGGCCTGGCGCTTGCTGAAGAAAAGCAGATCCTTTCGGGCAACGGGGCGGGGCAAAACCTGAATGGCATCATTCCACAGGCCACAGCCTTCGCACCGGCCATCGCGCTTGCAACGATGACCGAGATTGACAAAATCGGCCTTGCCATCCTTCAGGCCAGCCTTACGAACGTGCCACCGGACGGCATTGTCATTCATCCTAGCGATTGGTGGCGTATGCGCCTCACCAAGGACGCGGACGGCAAATACATTCTCGGCGATCCGATGACACAGGTTCAACCGAGCCTGTTCGGCCTGCCAGTCGTTACCACCGAGTCGATGACGGTGGACAAGTTCCTTGTCGGTTCGTTCCAGTCACAGACCATCTATGACCGCTGGCAGGCCCGTGTGGAAGTTGGCTTTGAGAATGACGACTTTACCCGCAACCTTGTAACCATCCTTGGCGAGGAGCGTATCGGGTTGGCAACCAAGCGCCCAGAAGCCTTGGTCTATGGTGACTTTGGCAACGCCGCCTAAGAGCCGACGAAATGCCCATAAGTTGGCCGCTTGAGGTTTGCATTTGCCTCACAGGCTGGGACAAGGCGTGAGTGTCCCGCTACCAAGCAAAAAACCGCGCTCGCCGTCCGTTCCGCTTTAATCACAAGTGGGACGGGCGGCATTTCGTGAACATGCAAAATTTATAGAGATGAATTAAAAAGAAAAACCAATCTTTTTAAGTCTCTCAACCGTCGACAGCAATAGGTCAAACCAATATCTAACAACTAGACCAAAACATTGACGATGCCAAATCAATCTTGCGCGACGGATACCATATTTGGGAACCCAATTTTCGCTGAATAATTTTTCCAAATTGTCAATAAAGTCACCCGCTTTAGAAGTAGGTAGCGCCAAGTCAACAAGAAATTCAGACCTTATCATAGATCTTGTTTTTACGGTTTCAATCGAAGACGAAGTTTTCTTGAGATAAGCATCAGCCCTAGCTCGAAAGAGTAAATCTTCGCAATTCCTTATCGCCCATTCTAGTCTTGCCAGCTCCAAAGCGACGTCTTCCCCTGCAGGTTGAGGTTTCTTCGTTTCTAACCCTCTCCGCAAAGCGATGCGCGTTTCCTGATAGATTTGTTTACGCGCTTCCAGCGTATTGTTTCGCAACTGAGAAATAGCAATTTTTAGTTGCGCCTCAAGATTAGCCATGAGCGTAGCCCCAATCATTACCCGCAATTGAACGCGTGGCGTTCATCGATTCATCAAGAGCGCGCCGACCTTCTGCTGTCATCGTAAATAAACGTTTAGGTCGCTTCCCTGAAGTGTCTTGTGTCTCCGAGATCATGCCTTTTTTAGTCATTCGGTCTAACGCCGTGTAGAGTGCTGCAAATGCTGGAGGGGATTGGAGCCCCGTTTCCAGCACGTCATAGATTTTCGCCGCTGGCGAGTCTGGTCCTGCCCTCAACAGCGATAACAAAGTCAGCTCTTCGAATTTTCCGATCATAAATCTAGTCTCCACTGCAATTCAGTTGGAGTATGCATCACTTCCCTAACGTATGCAAGGCATAGTATGCGTCGTATACGTCAATTGCAGCGAAGACCGCCAAGGCCCGACGACACGATCACTTAAAGTCGTTAAGGCTGCTCACTTTTATCAATGTTTTTCTGACTTGATATTTGCTCATCTTTTTCAGCCGCAATCGACCTGATTCTATCAAGGCGAACTTGGCGACTATGCCGCGCCACGTACCAATCTTTGAATAACATTTCGATTAGCTCAATGAGCGCTCTCGCTTCGCCTGGATCAACATCTACAATTATGTTGATATCACGCTGCATATGAGCACCGACATTGCCTATCTTTCGGATAGCATCAATCGCCTCAATTGTTTCAGCATCAACGCCCTTGGGAGCAAGATCCCCCTCTACTCGAGTCTTTAGTTCATTTATTTCATCAAACAAGGTCGGTTTCGAGATGCCGCAAAAATCACGAATCATACCTTGCAGGCAACGGCGCGCAAGAGTCGCTGATGATTTTGGGCTTTTATCGCTAATAAGACATGCTTCGTAATAATCCTCCAGAATTGGAGAAGGGATATAATCCGGTTGCGGCTTAGCCATCGAATTTGGGCGAAGCGGATAATTATATATGCCGTCCCCTGCTTGATACTCCTTATCTCTCTGGTTCCATATAGATACATTTAGTCCCACAGAAATAGTAACTTCGAGACATTCAATGTTTACACACCTAATAGCAGTGACATCGAGACCGACATTTCCATATTTTGTGTACCCTACGCCAAAATTTTGAAATGAATTATGGTAATTACTAGATGTAACCATCTGACTTCTGTCACAATACGAGCAACACCAGTGAAAATCTTCCATGCCAATCATAATAAATTCATTCCTTTACTCATTGTAATTCTGGAAAAATCCAACATTCGAATAATTTATATTATTTACACCCTTTTGATTTCATAGAAAGTTGTATCGCCTGAACCTTGCCCTTCGCAACGGCGACTTGCCCCTCTTTGTCACCGCCGAAGGCGCTGGAGGTGGGAACGCCTATCAGAAACACACCAAATGCGTCGCCCGTGGCTGCGCTATTTTGTGCTTTTGAGATAGCAGCAAGGTTTTGCTGTTCCTTGATGAGTTCTTGAGCCAAGGAAGGGCATGATTGATTTGAATAGGCGGACATCGGTATGTCTACCGGAACGATGGCGTCAGGCCGCTTTGCACAGCTCGACAATGCAGCCAGAGCGACCGCAGCAATGATAAACCCTTGCATGTATTCCCCCTTATTTCCCCAGAATAGAAGTTTATCGCGGAAAGACGATGAAGGAAACACTAAACAATCACATTCAAATGAAAGAACGCCGGGGGTTCAGCCAAAAACACAGAAATTCAAATAGACGTTAACTAATCCTCATGCCTATCATGCCCTAATTCTAAACGTGAGATAAACTCCGCTCCGGGGCGAGGTATTCTGATGTTAATTCAGATTTTATCGCTAACCCCATGACATAAAAAATATAATTTAATCACTCTTCACATTTCTATTCAGGAAATAAGCTTCTAGCCAAACGCTCAACTTCTTTTGTTGGCAAAACAAATTCTGCCCCAAATTTCATGGGCGGAGATATTCGTTTCTCCTGAACGAATTGATTTAGCGTTTCAACTGAAACACCCAAAATGGCTGCGGCATCATTTATGTTAATGCCTAAAGGCTTGAGCCTTACTATCTCAACTGGAGAGCTAAAGTCACGGTCCAGTGCTTTTTCCAATAATTCAGTGATTTCGGCATTTACCGAGCGAGAGGACTCGTTCGCCAGTGCTTCCACCATGGAGTAAAGCTCCCTTGGAAGGCGTACAGTGTATCTTACATAATCATCTTGCTTTGCCATAATGCCCTTTAACACTAAAATGGTGAAAAAACCAATACCGTCCTATTGATCACCAATTTGGTGCATGTTAGCGTGCACCAAATTGGTGAAAAGGATATTGGTATGTATGTAGCGCATAAGCAGCTTAAAATTAATCTGCCGGAAGACGTGAAATCTTGGCTAGAACAGCTGGCGCGCAAAAACTTGCGCTCCCAATCGTCTGAGATCGTGATCGCCCTAAGGGAAAAAATGAAAAGCACCCCAGAAACTGAAAAAGCCGACGTCACCGCCTGAGAAACGGACGTCGGCTTTTTGGAAAACAACCCCCAGAAGGATCATTTATGACCATGATACATACACCACAAAACCAAAATGACGCAAGTGCGTTTCCCTTTGGTGAAGCAGAATTGAGGGCAGCGACGGAAGGCTATCTTGACGCCATTTCGTTTCTGGATGCTGCAATCTTCGTGACCAATGAACTTTATGACCTGTCGGAATTTACTGGCTGCGAAAAGGCAATTCGGTCTTTGCCGCGCCTTCTGGGACGGGCGAGAGAGTGCATTGATAAGGCGGGCGATATTGCCATGGATTTGGAGCAAGACGTAAAGACGCCGCGTCTTTGGTACGTCCCTGCTATGCCTGAAGGCGGCGCAGCATGATGGATTTCAGTAAAAATTCAGCTGGCCAAGCTGGCGAACCGTCTTTGATGGACACTATTCAGCACTACTATGCAGGCATGGCGGACTTTGACGCGCAAATTTATGGGCACGACAATGAAAAAGCCGATGCTTACGCGGCGAAAAGCTGGATGCCGCCCTTTAGGAAATTAGAGGCGTGGGAGGGCCCCGCCAAGAGCCACACAGAGGCTTTGGAGGCTTTGCGACTGGCAAGAAAGGAAGCGGAAATTTTCGCGTGTAGCGAACTCACCGTGCCATTGCTTGGAGCGGTTATTTCCTTTCTCGAAGCAAAAGGCGGTGCAGCATGAAAACACCTTCCTTGGAGCAAGTTACCCAAGCGCTTGATAGTGTCTACAACGCATATTCGATGCTCGATGTTGCAGTCTTCACCGTCGCTCAAATCTCGGAAAGCGCCCCCTGCCCTAAACGAGAAGGCGCAATAGGTGGCCTTGAGCGCTTCCTTGGCGCTATCCGCGAACAGCTTTCCTATGTGGCGGAACTCCTGGACGAAATGGAGTGCAGCGAGACACCGAAAAGGCACGTTGCAAAAGGAGTAGCTCACCAATGACCAAGCCCGCTTCCATTCCCGTTGGCTGCTGGCCCGCCATTTTGCGCGACGAACATGCAGCGGCCTACGCCGGCGAAAAGACCGTCGAGGCTTTTCTATCCCGCGTCGGGGTCATATGGCCCGAACCCTTCATCAATAGCGGTATCGGCAAAGGAAGGTTTCGAGCATGGCGCAAGATAGACCTGGACCAAGTAATAAACCCCGTGGGCGTAAGCGGCGACCCGGAGGCGCTGTAATGATCCCTATGGCAATGCCGAAATACGTGACTTTCAAGACACGTAGGGACGGCTCTCATACGTTCTATTGGGCCTGCCCAACAGCGTTCAAGAAAGCAGGCGCGCCCTATGGCAACGTCACGCTTGGGCACGACCTGACACAACGCGAATTGAACGAAGCCGCAGCCGTTTGGAATGAAAGGCTTGAGGGGTGGAAAACAGAACGTAATCCATTCCTAAAGCCCGAACTATCGCGCCACGGCACTGTTGAATGGTTGGTCAACGCCTATTTGCGTCATCCAAGTTTCACCGAACGGGTCTCGGAGTTTTCGAGACCTGATTACAAGCGCATTTTTGATCGCGTCTGCGATACCAATATCAAAGCTACAAATGGCCTTACAGTGCGTATCGGCGACGCAAAAATAAATCAGATTGCGGTTTCAACTGCCGAAAAGATTTATAGCCAGTTCCACGCAACTGGTGCGGCCCGTACCTCTGAAAAGGTCGTGACCTACTGCAAAGCCATGTGGCAACGAATGAAGCCACATCACCCCGATTTATTCCGTTCTGACGTTCCGAATCCTTGGGAAGGCGTCACGATCCGCCGCCGCACCAAGGCTATCAAGCACCACGCTGATCGCTCCACCGTCTATTCTTTTGCCAAAGGTGCAATCAAGGAAAAGCGGCCAGAGCTGGCGGCGGCGGCTGTCCTGGCTTTCGAATTTCTTATGCGCCCGTCTTCTATCGGGGCCGGTTTTGCCAACTGGACAGATTACCGGGGCGAACATGCCCCAGATAAAATAGTCGTTCGCCATCGCAAGACCGGCGCACGGGCAGAACACCCGCTGGAATTTGTGAACGAGGATGGAGAAGTCATCTGCCTGTACGAGCAAGCCGAATCTATCTTGCGCTCAGTGCCACGCTACGGGCTTTCAATCGTCTGCCAGAAGAGCGGAAAACTGTTCGGTGACGGCACGCGCCTTTCCCAAGACGTGACCGCCGTTGCGAACAAACTTGGCCTGCCCGGCTTCACGCTGGATGCTGCCCGTCATGGCGGCATGACAGAGCTGGAAGAGCGCGGATTGACCGAAGGCCAAGGCCGTTCGCTCTCCAAACACAAAACCAGCACAGCCTATCGCGGCTATGCAAAAGAGACAGAAAAGCGGGTTTTAGAGGCGACAAAGCAGCGGTTTGGAATTTCCGAACGCTCTGAAAAGCCCAATGAAATCAATGGCGCTAAAGTCGCCAAAATCAAGTAG